AATTTGAAAATGCTAGTAAATTCTCGGTTGCAATGGGATCAATATCAGCAGGTCTTTTAAAATTCAGTGGAGCTAATTTTGTAACTGGTCTTACGAATGCAGCTGAAGCAATTATTTCATTCTTTACTGGCCAAGATAATGCTTTTGATGAAGTAATGAAAGTTGCAGATAAAGCAGATGATTTAGAAAAAGGTTCACGTGCTGTAGATAGTCTTACTGTTTCAATTGAAAAGTTAGGTAAGCTTAAGTTTGATGGTAGTACATTAAACATGAAAAGATTTGCTGAAGATTTAGCAGCATCTGTACCAGTAATTGAAAAAGCAATTATGGGTGGTAAATTTGATGATAGTTGGTTACCATTCACAGAACAAACTATTAAAGGATTGGCAAGTCCGGAAATAGATTATCAAACAGCAATTGCTAATATTTCTAATTTAAGAGCAGCTTTAGCTCCACCTGACATGATCCCACCTGCGCCAACTAATAATGGTGGTGGTGGAGGAAATACAGTTGTATCTGCTGATGATAATAGTGTTACTCAAACATCAGTAAATCCAATGTCATTCCCAGGTAATACTGATACTGTAAATTCTAATGATCCAAACTTGAAGAGAACAGGCCCAAGTGGCCTAGGTGGTAGATAAATCAAAGGGGCGACCTTCCGCGGTGCCGCCCCTTCTAGCTTCTCTGTATACCGGAAGCCCGTACCTCATTATGTGCTGAGGGTCACACACCATTCCTAGAGCTGCAGACTCGAGGGTGGATTTTTTTTGGGTACATTCGACGTAATTGTCAGGCTTTCCCCGTTCGCCTTAGTCTTCCTGTGCCAATTTAGCAAAGTATGACATTGTATCGTCATCATCAGTAGTAACCTGTTCGGCAGTCATAGGTTCGTATGCTGGTTCAGGCTCATTGATCTTTGCTTCTTCTTTCACAGTATAACTACCTGCAGTTGCTTCTTCACCAAGAACACGCATTAACTTAGACTTTAATTCGTCATAAGTCTTATAGTTAGTTGGATCAGTAAACTCTTTTAGCGAATGCATTTTACCATAAATGGTTTCTAGCTTTTCGTCATCTGCAAGTTGTGATGGACTATCGAACTCTGATTTATCATAGTTACGATAACCTTCAACATTACGAATCTTCAATTTGAAATTGGCACCTTCCCAAAAATCAAATGGATTGATAGGAGTTTCGTCTTGAAATGCTGGTTGCATGACGTCCATAATCTTATCAAAGATTTTCTTACCAAACTTATAAAGGAATACTTTACCTTCATTTTCTGGATTTGATGGATCACTCACCACATAGGCATTCACTACATAATGTAGTCTACGCTTTTGTGCTCGTGCTTTATCTTTATCTGATTCAATACCAGAATTCCAAAGCTTTGAGTTAAGTTCACCAACTGGATCGTTTTGACCAATCGATGTAAGTGAGTTCTCAATATACCAAAGACCTGTTGGGCCTTTAAAACCATGATCCCAATATCGAACCCATGGAAGATCTTCACCTTCAGGAGCTGGCAGAAAACGAAGAACAGCATAACCATTACCAGCTTTATCTACTGTTGGTTTCCAAATTCGTTCATCTACATAGGATTTGGTTTCTGTATTTCCACCGCCAACTTTTTCTGCGGCTGATACTAGTTTAGAGATCTGATCTCTATTACGTTTTAGATTTTCGAAAGACATATTTACCTCGTATAAACTGAAATATTAACTGAAATATTATACCAAATTTTTAAGAAATGGTACATAGTATATATCACATAAAACTATCTAAATCGTTCTGCCGAGGCAAAAAATTTAACTTCATTGCTTCAGCTTCAACTTTATCTTTGATAATAGAAGACACAAATTTCTTCACATCTTCTGGTTCTATGTTATTCTTTTCACAAAGCCAAAGAATAGCATCCATATACGAAAGTTCTTTTTCAGATACGGTCTTTTCAACCAGCTTTGTGAATTTTGATTTAGTTAAAAAGTTTTCTTCTATCACTTATCAAACACTCTCAACAATATAGTCTCCTTATTAATTCGACTGTTAGTAGGACATGTCACTTTTGTAGTAAGCGACTTAAACTCTTTATCGATCTGGTTCGGAGTCTTACTCAGTACAACCGATAGGAATTCATCAGGTTTACGAAGTCGAGTCTGTCTCGATTGTTCGAAGTCTACACCTTGTAGTGTAGTACCTTTGATTGAAAATCCATTCGGCGACTGAGTAAGATATTCTGTAAGGATCCGATATTTCACGTTGAACGTAAAGAGACGTTGTTTACCAATAATCATGATTGGATTAATTGATTGCAACTTAAACTCTTTATTCGCATTACAATATTGAATACGAGCGATTTGCTTATCTGCAGCCACAGGCTTTTTGATACGAACGGCACGTGTAGCCTTAGCAGCAGACTTGATCCTGTCCAGATCCGATAGCATGTCTTGACATGCCTTGATACGGCGATTGAGTTCTGGTTTTTTCAAATGTGAATAACCTTCCACAGCCTGAGGACAACGTTTGTGGTAAGCATCCTCATAATCTAGTAACCAGCCCTCAATCACCTGTCGAACTTGCTTCACAGCAGAGCCCGACAATCCATGACGTTGAAATTGTTGATATACATCAAGAGTGGTTTTTTCACCCTCAATCCATTCATCTTCCAATGTCAATAGATCTTGCATAATAGTATTACCAATCTTTTTTTGCAAACGCTGTTGAGGTGATAATACTACGATATTCGATTCTTCTTTTTCTCGCTGTTTCTTCTCAGCAAGTAAAGCAACACCACGTTCGATTAATTCACCAACATATCTTTTCAGACCGCTGACATAATTCGGAATGGGGTGTTCATCTGTAGGTAGATTAGATGTAAGCCAAAATGCTGTACAGCTATAGTGAGTGTACATTTCGAAAGCATACGAAGGATTTGCAAAAATTTTCTTTTGATCAGCTTTACTATAATTGGCTTTGATCCAAGTTTTTAAGCTAGATGAAAGATCTTTCTTTTCCATTTCACCATGAAAATAAGATTGGCATGCTACCCAACCTTTATCCACAGGAATTAACGATGCACCAGTTCTACGACGTGTAGGAACTTTTGCTTTTACTTTACGCTTTGCCATTTTAGCCATTACATTCTCCTCTAATTCTAGGTATATTCTACCACAGTTTCCCAGCAATGTACATGCTTAAAACGCATTTTTTAAAATTAATTTCTTCTCATTTGAGAAATTGCTTCTGCGTCTTTTTTGTTGGTGATTGGGACCATGTTTGATTTGTGCATGGTTCCAATTCCGATGATATAATCACCGGTGTACTGGTTAGCTTTGGATTTCGGCGAATAACCTGGTATTGTGTCCGACGTCTTGACTGTTGGACGATCTTCTGAATAAGACGGTATTGGCGCACGATAATCTCCACCTCCTTTGTAACCAACTCGTTTGAGGAGCTTGGCCATTTTTTCTTCTTCGGCCAAGATCCCTTTAGTTTTTTTCTTTTTCTTCTTAGAAGAATTTCCGTGGACTTGAATGCCACGAATCATGTGCATAGACATTACATATCTCCGCTGGCATCCCATACGTATGGGACTTTTTTATATTTTGGACCAAAGATAACGACGTCACTATCACCAACTTCAGTGAATACACGATCGTCATAATCTTTGTGAATCATAACTGGTCCACCGAAGATGCGATGTGCACGAACATATTCGTCACCTCTGAATCCTACATAGTGGACCACTCTCATTAGTACAATCCTCCTGGTATAAACCAATCATCAATTGCGATCATTAATAATCCAATGATCATTCCCCAAAAGATTTCATTAATCCCAATCATTATCAAACCTCGTAGTTTCGTACATCACTTCGCCATAGTATTCTTTGGCGTATTTAGATGCATCGGTATACGCATTGATATTTTCATCATCGTTGTATTTATCCATAAACGATGTTTCGGTACGACGTGCAGTATTGTTACGCTTTACCTTTTTATTGAATTTAGCGGCAGCTTCACGAATCATTGCCATACGTTCGTCATATGTTTGCATTATACAAGTTCTCCTTCAAAGATATCTGCAAGTTTTTCGAAGCAAGCGTCAATGTACTCAGAATTGTAGAAGATACGAAGACCTTGATACATGTCTGACTCTACAAAATTCCAAAAGCTTGTTGTACCAACACCGTCACGAGTGTTGAATTCGTCTTTAACAGCTAGATCAAAACATTCGATTACGTCTGATTTGATTGCTGTACCATCATCGAGGTGTACTATTCTTGACATTGCTTTCTCCTTCATTTGATATATACATCCTACACCAGTATGAAAGCAATGTACATGCTTTTTTTCACTTTTTTGTGAAATAATTTTCTTTAATTTAAATTTTAATGGAATAATTTTCTTCTATTATATTCTTTTATAGTATCAAGAAGTAAAGAAGTCCAATTATCCCTATGCTCTTTGAACACTAATGGTTCATTATCGTCTACATCCATAACAACAACCGTATTGACGATTGGCATACCAGTTCTTTCTTCCCACATAATAGCATAAGCTGCCATCTGACAGAAATAGTTATGAATCTTATCTTTTGTCTTTACACGTTTACTTGTTTTAAAGTCTACGATTGATGGAACACCATCAAATTCTGCTACGCAATCAACGCGACCAGCAAGACCAAGATGCCTACTATAAAGAGGAGCTTCGAGGTGAAAGATTTTTCCGATAGATCGATCAAGAATTGGCCTGACGTTTTCAAGACTTTGTCTAATATGTGGGAGATAATCTGTTGTGTCTTCATTTTTGAGATACCTTTCTATGATAGCATGAACTTGTGTTCCGCGTGCGGCGGCCCGCCCACCTACACGATTTGCTTCTTCCTCTCCAACACGTTTACGCCATTTCGAAATAGCTTCTTCGGTCAGAATAGAGAGAACCGTTGTGATGCTAGGATAATCACCATCAGGAGTATGATAGACTCTGCCTGATGGTAATGTTTCTGCATCCAGATCATCATATCCAAGATCAATTTTTTCATGTATAAATCTCATGTAATACTCTACTTCTATTTATAGGTGCATCTTCATCTCGCTTAATATAAGCATCTCTAGTATGAACATCTAATCCAATTGTAAATCTTTCTTCGTCTTGAATGGTTGGTACTTCATGCCATAACCATGCAGGAAAAAACCAACCTTGACCTTTATTATTTTCCATTTCAATAATATGGCCATTTCTATCTCCCCATGGAGGATAAAATAGAGTTTTGCTTTCATAATTATCGAGTGATATATTACAAGAATAATAGCTATTTTTTTCAGCACTATGCCAATGAGGTTTAATTGAATCCCATTTCCATAATACATTTACCCATCCATTGATATAAAGATCGTATCTTTTTTCTGCATTATGATTAAATTGAGAAACTTCATTATGAATTATTTCAGCTAGCTTTCTAATACAATCTGCATCTTCATCAAAAAGATTATATGAATCCCAAGGCTTATCTTTAAAATCAGAAACATATTCTCTTAATTCATCTGCAAATTCTGGTTCTAGATGAAATTCGTGATTGCGAACTTCCATTTCAAATCCTGGAAATTTTGCTTTAGCTAATACACTAACCATTTAGCATCTCCTTTGTCATAATATAATCTCTTACAAAATCAGATCTTACAATATCTTCCCATCCAAAATGAACTATATTAAAATCATTTAATCGTTCAATAATTCTCATAAATTCATAGATACCGTTTTTCTCATCATCATACTTAAAATCTGTCTGTAAATAATCACCTGAAAAAATAACTCTACAATTACGACCAACTCGAGTAATTACCGAATCAAGTTCATGAAAGTTTAAGTTTTGCATTTCATCAACAATAATTACAGCGTCATCAATAGTAATACCACGAATATGAGAAGTAGAATGAAACTCGAGTTGTTTATTAGTACATAACTTCCCATAAGATCCTTTATCAGCAAAAAGTTCAGTAGCAATCGATTTGTATGGTGCTAAAAATGCTTCTTCTTTTTCGTGTTTATCTCCTGGTAAATAACCAATATCACGAGTAGGAACCATAGAACGAATAATTACGAGTTTATCTTGAGCTTCATCTTTATCTAATATTGTTTCAAGTCCAAGGTACATTGCTACGAAAGTTTTACCAGTGCCTGCAGATCCCATTAATATTAAGTGGTCGCCATTATCCCAAGATTTGAAGGCTTTTTCTTGGTTAACAGTCATTGGTTCATATTGTAGAAGGTCGTCCCATCGTACAATCATACTATTATTTTTTGGCTGTTTCTTCATACTTTAATAGTATTGCCTCGTCCAGAATTTTCTTTAATTCTTTTAAGATGATCTTTCCAACCATCGTCCGTTTTACGAGCAAGACTTCCTGTCCCACTCACAATCTTTGGTGTCGATAAAACTTGTTCAAGTTTATATTCTTCACACATTTGCTGAAGTTCTATATACGAACAATAGACTTCCCATTGTTTACCGTCTTCTACATCGGCTCTTCTAACTGTGTACGTTGGCATTAAACCACTCCGGAATAGGGCGTTTAGTCCAATCCATTTTGAATCGATCTTGTTTCGTTTGATAGAAAGCACGATATGCTTTTACAGGATCTTCAAGAGCAATGCATTCAGGATTAGATTTCATCGCAAGTTTAAATGGTGTGAGTGTCTTACTCGGAATATTAAAAGGATGATTCAACAAATATTGCATAATCAATTTAGTATTATGTATAGGTTTTTCAGGTCTACCATATCTATATTCCCATTCTACGCACAATGCATCAAAATGTTTGAGATGCCAATGGTAATTAGAAGAAGACTCCATAGTCCATACAGTACAAGGATGGGTATGGTGTACAGCTTTATATAAATGTTCTTCAAGGATGGGATCTGGATGAACCCAATAATCGACCATACGTTTACCAGATTTTGAAGGCCGTTTTTCAAGTTTGCCATCAAGCATACGATGTGCTGTTGAAAGCATCTGCGCAGATTCGACAATCATTTTGTTAATATGTTTATCGCATTGAAGCTGAGCAGCCTTGATAGGATCTGTGTCAAGTATAAAGATATTCATAATATAAAAACCTCGAGCAATTGTAGTTCTATTCTACCACAAATACTCGAGGTTGTACACTCCTTTTATATGTTAATTTGAAATTACTTCAGCAATTCTTGAGTCTAAATACTCTTTTTTCTGTATAACCTTTTTGAGTCGATCATATTGTTTAGAGTCTTTAAGCTTCTGAATAAAAAGATCAAGTTTTTGTTTGTCTTGTTGTAATCTTTCTAGCTGAATAGCTTCCATATGAGCAGTGTCCTTTGTTGTTGGCCGCTATTTTACCAAACCTGGAAATGCTTCGTCAACAAGCGGTTTCGTAAGTCCAGCGGGCTTGGTTTTGTTAATCATTGCAATAACCAATTTAGCATCCTCTGGGTGGATACCTTCTATCAAACCGATGAAAAGACTTTCGCGTTTAATAGGATTCATGCCATCACTAGCAGGAACCCCTTTCACGAAGTATTTAAACTTTTTATGTTCTCTGAAAAGGGATGTGGGCGCATTATGCCCCTCTGATGGATTATAAGGAGGAGATCCACCAGGTAGATTCCATTGAACGCTCTCGTCCATTGAACCTTTAATAATATCTTTTAGTGCCCAAGATTCGTTTTCTTTCAAGATACGAACTTTATCTTCTTTTTTTCTAGATTTTTTAACTTCATCCAAAATTTCATAAACTAGTTTCATAAAAATTCCTCAACGCTTTCAAGCAACATATTCATTTGTTTACCAACCATATAAGGAAAAACTTTGCCTTTATTTTTCCATGGATCTTGGTTTTCAAAACTATTTATAATCGATTCTTTCAAATCTGAAGGAGTATTTCGTAAATCAATTAGTTTTTCATTACGCTTAATATTGCGGTATACTTCTTCTCCAAGAGATTTAGGATCTGCAATCAAAGCTTCTATTTTTTTCTTTGATAAAGGAGTTTGACGTAGACCTTCTACAAAAACATTATCTCCACTCAATACATTAGGTACACCATCACTTGTGTCACCTTTAAAGATATGCGTTTGACGGAAAAGATTAGGGTTTTGTTCAGCTACAAACTTTTTTGTAAGAGGAGAAAATTGACGGACATTGCCGTAAGTCTGTAGCTGAACAAAATCTTTATCAGCAGAAATGATCATAACCTCTTCATTCTTGCCAAATTCTTGTGTTTGTTCTACAAGTGTAGCAATCACATCATCAGCCTCACAGCCTTCGATATGTACTAACTTATAAGGAAAATTTTCTCTAATATCTGTACGCAAATCATTTAAGATTTCGTATGCACGATCCCAATCAAAATCAGATTTTTCACGGCTTTTTCTGCGATTTGCTTTATATTGGGGGAACCAACTACGACGCCAATTATTAGCGCCATCACATGCAATTACCGTTTCACCATATTCTTTTTCAAATTTAGTTTTGTACATACGAATAGTATTGAACACCATATGGCGAACCATACCTTCTTCTAATTTACCATTCGCAAAAATAGAACCAACGGCAATACCGTTAAAATCCATAATAATCATAATGTATTCTCCAATTGTCTAGGTATATTCTACCACAATTTAACGAGCTTGTAAATAGTTTTCTTTCAACCATTTTAAAAAAGCTTCATCAAATCCTTCTTCATGGACTACATTCTCGTGATTACCCCATTGTCTTTTGAAATAACCAGGAGCAGATTCCATCATAGTATTCTCATCGGACAAATGCCCTTTTTGAACCCACATTAATCTGCAAGCTTCTTTTAAATCTTTATATTTGTTCCAAAATTCATTACGATCTTCGGTTGAAGCTCTAATATCTTCAAATCCTTTATACATCATTATATAAACGTCGTGGTCTAGGGCGTCTTTTACCATAGCCTAACCTTTCCATTATTTTCATACGCTGATAATAATGATATGTAGACCATTCAGATATTTCTTTTTTAGTTCTACCGCAACCAACACATATGTCGTCCTTATTTAATCTACAAACTTGTCGGCATGGACTTACGTACATGTTTTGCATGAATCTTACAGCCTATGAATTCATTGTAATATTCATCACTAAATAATACGTCACGGTCAAATTGTTCCTTTGCTTCGTAATATGACATCTCGCCTTTAGTTTTACAAAGACGAAGTATTTCTCTTTTAAACCGATCTAATCCGTGTTCTTCGACGAGTTGTTGGACTTGTTTATTAGATCCACAATACGTTCTCCAGTCAGAGTCGACGGTTTGTCTGGATCTACGTGCTCGTTTCGAATTTTTAGGTAAGATTTTAGATCGAGTGAATAATTTCTTTCCGATGTATTTGCGTCCGTTAGACAAGTCCGTAATGAGGTAGACAAACCCGGTAAAGTCAGTTGGAGTTTCGGTGAATTCTTTTTGTTCATAATACCACATACATGTATATATTAATCGCCTTCATCATCGATCCAAGAATCTACTTCGATTGATCTCTTTTCTACTTCTGCCCGGCGACCACACGCCGGGCAATATTTTGGTTTTACATATGAAGCTGCATAAGAAGTTTCTTCGCATTCTTCACATTCGATAATATAATCTTCCATTAAAAGTCGATCTCACATGCCCCGCCCTGACATGCTGCAGAGCCAATAGTATCAACATCTGTATATTTCTTTTCGGTAATATCAGAAGCCCAATCAACTTGTTTTAGATTTGCTTGGATTTTATTCCATTTATGTAGCAAATAAGAATCTTTCAAACAATGTTCTGCTTGCTTAATATCTCCATCGCAATAGTTTTCAGCAAAGTTTTGGAAACGACGTATCCAATCTGCACGTGCAGAATTTTCTGATGATTCCAAAGAAATATCTAAGCCGAACCCTTGAGCTGTTGAACATGCATCCCACAGATTAGAAAATACTTTTAATGCATCAACAACCATACCTGAAGCAAAGATTGCACCTGTACCATATTTTTTTACCATTTCTTGTGCTGTAATAACAGCAGTGTTTGGTGCTTGGTTAAAGTCTTTATCACCTGACATTGGCAAGAAAGAAATACCAGCAAATGAATGGCGATTCTCAAATACAAATTGTTCTACTTCATCCCAATCATCTACAATAATAGTATTTGATACATTGTGACGAATACCTTTATCTGCACAAAGTTCTTCATTAGTACCAGCTTCAACCCAATGTTTTTGAGCTTTTGCAACAAGTTTAAGATGATTCACGCCAAGTAAATCGTCTTTTAGATAAGAACCTTCATGTGGAATAATAGGGAATGAAACTACTACGTCAGTACCACCAGCTGACCATACTGATTCTTCAACCATATATGGGTTTGTGCGTTGAATAGCCTGAGTAATTTCAGATTCTTTATTCATCTGGACATTACGAATATACATAGAGCTATGCTCAGCATGAATACCAGAAGCAGTTTGTAAAAGGACTGAAGCATTACCGCTTGGTTTGACACAAGTCGTTCGAGCCGCTGGATTGATTCCGATAATTCCTGCAACTTGTCTATTGGTTTCTTTGACAATATTAGCGCCTTTCTCTAAAACTTTCTCATCAAACAAAATGTCAGGATTATTCATCCATCCCGTAATTGATACTCCAAGCAGGGCTTCTCGATCGAAGATTTTCTTAGAAGTTTCCGAGAGAAATTTAAACTCGGTGTACCCTGCTTGGAGAGTACCGAGGATAGCAGCCGCGCGGCAGGCCTTGTAAAAGTCTTCCTCGGTAGTACACATGCCTCCATTGATCTCAGTAAGATTACAACCTTGCCATCCTGATTCACCATCAATTTGTGGGAACATTCCGATTTCTACACATGGATTAGTTGTATGCTCTGTTGATTCAACAAAGACAAAACCTGGTTCACCGAACTGTTTTACTTTTTCCATCAAAGTGTTGAATTGTTCTGGTGAAGCTTGATCTCTTACAATTACAGCTGAGTTATTTGATCTTGCTCGCTGTGGATTATCTACAAACCAATTACCTGTTTTAGCACTCATCATTTCCTCATCATCAGGAGAGAAAAGACAAATAGTAGCAGAACGACGTACACCACCAGACAATACAGCATCAGCTGCATGCATAGCAATATCATAAACGTCAATTGGTTTTAAATCTACTGGATCTTTTTGGTCGATTACACGACCTTGGAGAAGGTGTTCTACTTTATCGAGAGAACGACGTAGACCTTCTGGTCCTGGTGCTTTAAATCCACCCGAGATTTTGGCACCCTTTGGACGAATTTGTGATAGGTCAAAGAATACTCTACGACCTTCATAGTCAGGATGTTTACCACCACCGACCATATATGATGACATTAGTACATCAAGTGC